AAGAGGATTAAGAGGAAGAAATGAAGAGACTGATTGGAACATTGCTAACCGCCGCGCTCCTTTTCGGAGTGGCGGGGTGTGGCACGCTCATCCCGAAGAAGGTCGAGATCGGCCAGGACAAGGTCGAGAAGTTCCCGACTCCGAGATGGAGGGAGCGGGAGGTGCAGAAGGAAGCGGCGCAGCGGGTCAAGGAAAAGGCCCGGGAGGTGGTCCTCAACGGCGTTAAGGAGAACGTTCCGGATTCTGTGCTGGCCCCGGCGAAGGAGGTTGAGCAGGTTGCCGATGCGATTGCCGATGTGTTAGGTCCTCCGGCCTCGCGGGCGGACGAAGAGTCGCCGAACCTCGCCGACAAGGTGCGGTCAGTGGTTGCGAAGCAGGACCGACGGGTTGATGAATTTGCGAAAGAGAACGATACGAACGCGGGCAAGAAAATCGAAGGGACGGGTCTCATCCAGGTTTCCTACTTCGCCTGGGTGGGAGGCTTTCTGGCGTTACTGTTCCTCGGTTACCTTGCACTCAAAGTGCTATCGACCCTCGGGTCGCTGGCGAATCCCGCCGTCGGGGTGGGAGCGAATCTCCTGAGCTTCACGGCGAAGGGAGCGGGCCGCGCCCTGGCCCAGGTTGTGAAGGGCGGGCAGAATTTTAAAAAGCTGCTCGATGAGCGGATCACGTCCGACGCCACCAAGAAAGAGATCCTTGAGTTGTTCAGGGTCGCGCAGAACAAGGCGCAGGATGAGGACGTGCAGGACGCCATCAAGAAGCTAACCAAGTAAGACTATGAGCTGCTGCGACTCCGGAAACGAGAACCTGTATAACTGCACCAACCCGTGCAGCGTCAGCACTGCCAACTCGGCAGCGTGCGAGTCGCTGCCGTCACAGATCGAGAACTTCTCCCTCCTCTTCTTTGGGGAGATCACGAAGACCGAGGTGGGCGGGCAGGTCCGGTGGATACCTCCGTGCCGGTTGGAGACCGGGTTGGAGAACAACCCGCGCTCTGCCGGAGAGGGACTCGCGTGCTATTTTCTCCGCCTCTTCGAGGACGGCATCCAGGGGGCGACCGGACCCGCCGGTCCGCGAGGCGACAACGGGACGAACGGGTCGAACGCCTACACGGTGACGCTGCAGTCATTCACGCAGCCGACGCTGGCGTCCCCCAACGTGGTTTTCAAGACGAGCTACAACCCGTCGATAATGACGGCGCTCTACATCTTTGTGCAGGGGTCCGGCTGGTATCTGGTGACGAACACCGACACCAACGGGAACGTCTGGGCTACCCTGCAGCGGGCTCTGTCCGGCGTAAGCGGGACTATCGGGGCGGGCCGGTTGGTTATCCCATCGGGGTATCCGGGGGAGAGTGTGGTGGGACCAACCGGTCCGCAGGGACCGCAAGGCATTCAGGGAACTCCCGGGGTGTCTTACACGGAGGACAATAGTCAGGTAAACTATCCTGCTGGGACGGACTATGCGCTTCCGGTCGCCTACAACGCGGTCAACCTCGTGGCGGGCAATCCAGCGGTGCTGCTTCCGACGAAGGGCACTTACAAGATCACCTGCCGGGTTGCCTTGGAAGGACAGCCGGGCGTTCTGACGACCGACACGGTGTCCTTGAAGCTTTACAACACCTCCAACTCGGCGGACGTTCCGGCGAGCGAGGAGAAGAAAAACGAGTTCACCAACGGCAAGCTCGATCAAATCGTCATCGACGTCGTCTACGATACGGACGGCGACACCAAGACGGTCGCTCTTTATGGGAACTGCACCACGCTCGGTGCGGTCAACGTTGTCGCCGCGCGAACCGTCATCAACTATGTGAGGCTCGCGTAATGCCGGATAAGTGCCGAAATACAATCGTTCCGCTCCATCCGGACCCCGACAAGGTCCTGGCCGGGACGAACCTTTGGGTGTTCCCTAACATGAAGGACGGGCTTACGCCCGTGGTTCCGCCGGTCGACAACCTGGAGACCGACGTGTGGGAGGACGGGGACGGGACTCCGATAACGGAGGACCCCTACGAGGTCCTTCTGCTAATAGACTACTGACATGAAAGTTCAAGACTTACCAGAATTCACGGGCAGCAATCCCACCGGGTTTGTGGTGATGGATATTCTGCTCCCGGAGGGCTGGCGGCTCCGCAAGGTTCCGCCTAGTCAGGTGGGCGCGGTTGGACCGCAAGGCCCGCAAGGCATCCAGGGTCCGCAAGGTATCCAGGGCGCGCAGGGAGTGCAAGGCGTCCAGGGTCCGCCAGGAGCGGACGGGCTGGACGGCGCGGACGGCGCGGACGCGGTAGTCGCAGGAGCGAGCGGTAACCTACAGTTTCACGACGGCGGCGCTCCGGCGGGCTTGGCGGCTGACAGCAAGTTGACCTGGGACGACTCGAACGACGAGCTGACCGTCGACGGCAACATCCGGCTCGGACAGAAGACCGAGACCTACGCTGCGTCCGTCGCCATCGACTTTCGCGAGGAGGGATTTCGAACGGTGTCCCTAACCGGTGACATCCAGTTCACCACGTCGAATCTGGCGACGGGCCGGTCCGTGGCGATCCGCGTGGTCGCCGACGGGTCTACCCGTAGCTTCACTTTTCCCGCCGGGTGGACGTTCCTCGGAACGGAGCCCACGGAGATCGCCGCGAGCAAGACCGGAGTTCTTTCGTTGACCTCGTTTGGGACGACCGATGCCGACGTGGTAGCAGCTTGGGGAGTTCAAGAATAATGAAGACGCTTGGATTACGAGACGTAGCCTTTCTGGCCTCGACGCAGCCGACGGGTGTTCCTCCCCCGATTGATACGAGCGACGCCAACACCCACGCGTGGTGGAAAGCGGACACTCACGTGATTGAGAACACTACTGTCGGCGACAAGATGGACACCACAGTCGACAAGACTTCTTATGTTGCGCCGAATTTCAATCTGAGGGTCTACCCGACAATCCTCAGCTACCAGGGTCTTTGCGAGGCTCGTGGAGACAACGATGCGAATTTGCTTTACCAGAGCGAGAGCATTTCTGACTCCTATACGACTGCGTCGAATTGCACGAAGGACACCGCGACGACCTGCACGTTTACGGGAACTGGCGGATACGTAAGAAAGGTGGGACAACTTACGGATTGCACCGACTCGTTCACCTTCAAGATTTATGCGCGGGCGGTCAGCGGGAACACCAACTTGCAACTTCTGCACGTCGGGGCGGGCGGGGGCGATAAGACCCCGGTCACGCTGACCGGATCGTTGGCGTGGTATACCGCAACGTTTACCGGGAGCGCGTCGGGCGAGATCCTAGTTGGCCTCCAGGACGACAACGGCGGGGGATTCGGGCAGGTGGAAATCCAGAAGTGGCAGCTCTATCGAAGCGACCACGACGGCAACTACCTTGCTTGCAACCCGACTCCGCGTCTCGGACCGCGCGGCGGGGTGAACGTCTGGGCGTCTGGAATGACCAACTGGGGATCTTATCTGGCAGCGGCTGTCGCAAGAACAAACAGCGGTCCGTGCACGGTCTACATGAGCGTGTATTTGCGGAACCCCTGGCAGAACTGGGCGTTCGTCAATAGCACCCCGTCGATTTGGAATCAGATCATCGCGGTTGGCGCGAGTAACCACGTGGCGTGTTATCAAAATGCCACTTGGGGCACAGCGTCTTCCCCGAATGACTGGACTCTTGGAACGTGGCAGATCATCACGGTGGTCTTTAACGGAGCCAGCAGCTACGCTCGGGTGAACAAGAATGTCGCCAGCGCGATAACGCTCGGGGCGAACGTGCCGATGAATGCCCCACAGATCGGCGGGGAGTCATACAGCGGGACCCGTTTCGGCGGAGAGTTTCACGAGGTGATTACCCGCTACACGGCGGACGACGCGGCGACGCAGGACACGTTCATCGACTACATGGCGGGGCAGATCGGGCTATCAGTATGAGGACGCACACAGCAACTTTTTCTCGGACACGCGACGGAGTGGTGACGATCAACGTTGACGTTGACGGGGTCCCTCACGTCTTGAACACGCGGACTGAAAACGTGAAGGTCGAAGGATCTGAAATCGTTCACCGCGAGAACGGACAGGAAATTCACTTGGTGACTCCGGCGGAAGACCTAACACGCGCGGAGTCCGCCGGTATCACCCGCACAAGATAATATGAAGCTAGACCTAACCAAAATGAACGGGATCGGCTGCAAGCCGATTTCCGAATCCGACATGCCGAAAGGCCCGACGATCCACCTGGAGTGGGACAAGCCTTACAAGGATCTTCCGGACAGTGGGACTGCCACCGTCAAGTTCAAGGTCCGTCGGCGGACGCATGAGGTGGAGGAGGGTTCCTACGAGGTGACCCTCGAACTTCTCTCCTTCGAGACGAAGGGCAAGTCGAAGGTTGCCGCCACTGACACCGAAACCAAGGACGCCCTCAACGCCCTCCGCGCCGAGAAGATGAAGGAGATGGAAGGCGAAGAGGAAGGGGAATACTAAAATATGTTCACCGTCGCGGACATCTACGACGAGGCCAAGAAGATCATCGGGAACTGCGATGATACGCGGTTCTTCCGTGTCCTCGGAGACGTGGTCTCCATGATCGCCAACAAGGGCGAGTTCGAGGGCTGGAAGGGCTGGCTCGACATCTGCACCAACGGCGGGTTGTGCGTGACACTCCCTCGGGAGGTGGAGACCGTCCTCGCGGTGAACCTTGGCGGGAAGCCGACGCTCGGCTATGACCAGCTGTTCAATTTTCATCTGAACGGTCCCGGCGACTGCCGGGATCGCTGCGACTGGGGCTGGCAGGATCAGGGTCAGTGGCACTGCACTTACCGGGATCTGCTCGAACCGGCCAAGCTGGTCTGCTACCTGCAGAACCAGGACGACGACAACGCCGAGGTGATCGTTTACGGCTTCGACAGCCAGGGCAACCGGCTCCGGCGTCAGGTGAGCGGTGAATGGATTGACGGCTATCAGCTGCCCACGATTTATGGCTACGCTCTTACGGAATCTGACGCGCCTCTGGTCGCGCGCATCACGGGCTTTAAAAAGGCTCGGACGAATGGCACGATCCGTCTCTCCACTATCGACGATTCGGGAGGAACTGGCACGCTGCTCGGCATCTATGAGCCTGACGAAACACTCCCGCAATACCGGCGGATCAAGCTCTACCGGTCCTGCTCCTGGGTCCGGATCGCGTATCGGAAAACGAACCCGACGTTCTATTCGCGGCACGACCACATTCCGCTAAAGAGCCGACTCGGGTTCTTGTTAGGGGTGCGGGCCTGGAAGTATTACCACGACGCCGACCTCGCGAACGCCCATCAGTATGAGGCGGACGCGGCGCGTCTGGAGATCGAGGCGCAGATTGCAGCGGAGCCGATGAACTACATGCCGCCGCAGATAGTCGACCTGAACCAGCCGCAAGACAAAACCGACATCGACATCCGCTAATGCCAGACCGAATACTAGACTTCGACGGCACTTTCTTTCGGGGGTGCAAGTCTGATAGCGACCCCGGGCAGGTCCCGCTGGGTTACTATTGGAGCGCGGTCAACATGATAAATGTTGGCGGCGTCTTGTCTTGCCGCCCGGGTTACCGGTGCGTGGTCACGCTTCCAGAAGGCAAGCTGCAGGGCGCGGCGCTGTTCCGTCCCAAGATCGGCTTGGAGCAGATCGTCGTCTGCGTCGACGGGATCATCTACGTCGCCGACTGGCCTTTCAGCAATTTTCGAATGCTGGACAACGTCCGCATGTCGCCCGATGCGAAGCAGATTTACTGGGCCTTGTGTGAGCAGTCCGCCACCCGCGTGTCGGTCGACCTGGAGTCTGAGATTACTCTGATCGACCCACGGTCCATCCTGATTATTCAAGACGGAGGGCGGACAGCTCCTGCTTGGTATGACGGCTCGCAGTCCGGGCACGTCCGCGACAATTACTTTGAGACGCCAGCCGGGGGCGCGATGGCTTGGGTGGGCGACCGGCTCTGGGTTGCGGTGGGGAACTACGTCCTCGCCAGTGACATCGCGAACCCGTTCAGTTTCCGCGAGCAGATTTACCTCGGCGGCGTCGGCGCGTTCGTGTTCAAGGAAGAGGTCACCGCGATGGCGACCACTCCGGGCCTCGACTCGCCACAGCTGCTTGTCTACACTCCGACGACTACGTCGCTCGTCCGCGCCAACATCCGGGAGCGCGACAAGTGGCCGGAGACCGAGGACATGCAGCGGGAGATTTTCAAGGTGGGCTGCGTTTCGCAGCGGTCCGTTGTGAACCACTTCGGCCAGCTGGCCTGGATGAGTTCGAGCGGTGTTGTGTTCTTCGACTCCGCCTACTTGTCGCAGACCGCCGCGCGTATCCCGACCCGGGACGCGGAGATGCACGTCAGCAAGACCACGCTTCACAGCGATCTGAGCTTGACGGCGGCTGGGGCTTTTGGCTCCTACATCTGCATAAGCGTTCCGGCGGAGGACCTCTACAACAAGCACACCTGGGTCCTCAACGCGGCCAGCTTCCAGACGCTGCAGGATGACTCCGGTCCCTCCTGGGCCGGATATTGGTTAGGGACTCGCCCGGTCGAGTGGGTCTCCGGCGTGATTGCCGGGGAGGAGAGGCTCTTCCACGTCTCTTATGACGAGGACGGGCAGAACCGTCTGTGGGAAACCTTCCGGCCTGAGCGGCTGGACAACGGGTGCCCCATCACCTGGGCGATCATGTCCCGGGGTTACTTCGGGCAGACCAGCGAGGCGAACAAGATTAAGGGCTCTGACTCCCAGTTCTGCTACGCCGACGTGGCGCTGTGCGCCATCGAGGAGGACCTGGACGTCGCCGTGTTCTACGCTGGCGGCATGCGGGGTGCCTTCAAAAAGGTTCTGTCGAAAAAGGTCAAGGTGGAACGCGGCTGCATTCGGCCCGGCATGAAGATCAACATTAACACGAGGCTCTTCGCCTACAAGCCGCAATCTCGGTTGCTGCGAACGGAGGATGCGCGAGGGCAGACCGTCTCGACCGAGACCGGATCGTGCCCCGTGGAGAGCGACAAGCTAGAGGATATTGATGAGAGTTTTCAACTGCTTATCACAGGGCAGGGTCCCGCTACAATCCGTTGGGTCCGCGCCTGGGCTACACCAGAAAGAGAGGATCATTCGGGGGATTCGGGTGCTTGTTCCGACGAGACCAAGTCGAATGCCGTCCGGTTTGACGGAGCAGGTGTGGCAGCGGATTCAGCAGCGGAAGCCTACGCCGAAATAGCGGCGAAGGACATCGACCTGTTCCATGCTACCAAGACGGCACAGCTCACGGCGGACGGCTTTACCGCTACCGGGGTAGGCGAGGCTTACAGCATCATCTCGCAGGACGCGGCGGACCGCGTCGCTACGATCATCGCCACCAAGGCGGCAGAGCACGGGCTCGCCCAACTGCGACCGCCAATCTATAGCGCTGGAGAACAATGATCGCTTTCGAGTATCTCTACAATCGACGGGTTCCGCTCATCTACCGGGCTCCCGCAATCTGTGAGTTCGACTTCACGGGGACCGGCGAGCCGACAATCTTTCTGGCTCCCATCTCCCGCGTCGGCGCGCCCTCCGGGTTCGTCTATGGCGGCTACGGGGATTTTCGTCTGCAGTGGGGCGTAGTCCCGGGAGCCATCTGTTACTCGGTCTACCGCTCGAACGATGCGACTAATCCCTACGGGCCTTACACGCTCGTGGCGGAGTGCTTGCCGATTAACGAGTATGAGGTTCCGGAGGAGTTCGACGGCTACTGCTACCGGGTGGAAGCCATCACTCCCGACGGAGTGACGGACTTGTCCGGCCCGGTCTGCTTGGGCGACGTAACGGAAGAGGAAGAAGAGGACCCGGTCATTGACCCGCCTCCGATACCTCCTCCGCCGATTCCTCCGCCGTCTCCAGGACCCACCTGTGGAGCAGGGTCTCCTCCGGTGCCGGACACCTTCTTGTTGGAGCTGGACACGCCGGAATACATCACGCAGGCCTCGGCCTCTGGTGCCACCGCTGGGACGGCAGACTTCATCATGCCCGCCGGACGGATCGCCACCAAGCATGCCAGCGGGTATGTCTGGGACGACTGCACGGACAAGGTTCCGCCGGTTCCCATCCGGGACGCCTTCATCTCGAACTGCCGCCTGATTTTTGACGGCGACGTTGTCACCTACTTTTTCAGCGCGTCCTTCGGGTGCTACGATCCGGTTGGTGATCCTCCGGCCTGCGAGCCGGATCTCGCCACCCAATGGCTTGACCAGTATCCCACGGGGATCTGCGACGGACCCCAGCCGGGTTGCGGGTCGTGCGGACCGTTCACCATCTCGCCGACTGACGAGCGGGTTGGCCAGACCTGGACATTCTACATTCCGGGATCGGTGCAGAACGGCGCGTGCCCGTCCGGCGGGACGCTCACCATGGAGGTCTACAAGACCCACTACTGGCTCCTGCAGCCGACCTCGCTGACCATCCAAAGCTTCTCCTCGATCAAGGACCAGTTGTTCTGCGTGAACGAGGCGTCCGCGAATCCCCAATGGAACGGCGTGATCGACTCCTACAGTTTCTACACCGAGGCCCAATATCAATGCTTCGAGGAGGGAGGCGGATTCTTCGTCGGGGACGTGGAGCTGATTTCGGTAAACGTCCTCTTTTACGCCGGGGACAAGTGGACAATCTCGATATGGGGAGCCCGGGATGGGGACTTTTTCCAGGTCTTCTACGGGGAAAAAACGTATGGGCTGACCGCCCAAGGGAATTATGGGAAGCTGGCCGGTTGCGCCAACGTGAACTGCATCACGTTAGTTTAGGCTTAACAAACCGGCAGGAAAATCGCACAAGTAGATAGTATGGCACTGCAAGACACAAACCTGTTCATCTCGATGTCCCGGCTCCCTGAGACGCTGGACGGGACGCCTCAATACCTTATCGAGGAGGCTGTCCGGCGAATGAAGATCGTCAGCCCGACGGGGACCAACTTCATCTACATCGGGGACTCGGAGCCCACGTCGAACGTCGGTCCCTGGCTTAGGGACGGGAAGAAGTGGTATGTCTTCGACGACGAGATCAAACGCTACGTGCCGCTGGACATCTCCGACTCGGAGACCCGGTGGTTCTGGATCGGTGCCATTGCCCCGTCGTCCAGCACTCCGCCGATTTGGCTTCGAACCTCGAAGGACGCCACCGAGGCGGACCCGACTTACGGGGACCCGCTCGGCTGGTATATGTTCAACGGGACCGGCTGGGTGCCCTACGTCGGGATCATCTTGTCCGGCGGGACCGGCTCCCGGCCCGCGACTCCGATTGAATACCAGCGCTTCTACGACACCGACATCTCCTGCGAAATTTGGTGGGAGCGCGGAACGTGGCGCACCGTGGCGGGATCGCCCGGCGATGTCAAAGCGGTGACGCACGAGACGCTGGAAGACGCGCTCCGGCGGAACCCTGGCTGGGAATTGCTCGGTGGTGATAATCAAGCGTGGCGCGGTCGTCTGATCGGCCAAGCGACGAAGGACCCGGGTGCCAGCCCGGCGACAGATTTAACGGTCAACGCGGGCGTGGCGAAACGTTACGCTCGGGAAACGATTGGAGAAACCGACGGGGTCAGCATGGACTCGCACACGCACGGTGGTGCCGTGCCGGTCGAGGCCTCGGCGGTCCCCTACCCGCCCAGCATCTTTCTGTGGCATCTAGTCAAGGCGTAATATGGATTTTGGAGGACTCTTTTCAGGCATCGGGCAAATCGCGGGCTCCGCGATTCAGGCGAGCGCCCTCAAGAAGGCGACGCAGATGCAGATTGACGCGCTGGAGAAACAGCGCGACTTC